TCTTTCTCTAAATAGCTTTTTAAATTTTTCGACATTTCGTCTGTAATTTTTAAACCAAATAGTTCTTTTTCAGCAAGATTCGTAGAGAATTCTTCTAAATCTGTATGATACTTATCGACAATGGCTTTTGCTTTTAAGTCTGATTCATTATTAGATTGAGTAAGTTGTTTCAACTTATCTTCATTCTTTTTTTGAAACTTTTCTTTAAAGTTTTCAACCAATTGTTTCTTTTGGAATAGAGATGAATTCTTGTAATCGTAAAGAGCTTGTTCAGTTTCTTCCTCTGTCAAATTCATAAAATTCTTCAGACCTTCTTCTACAATTTTTTCATCTCCCCAAGATGAAGTATCTTCAACTTGGTATTCTTTGATGAAATCAGCCAAAGTTTTTCCGCTTTTTTTGTATTCCATCAAAAGCTTTATTTCTTCGTCTAATTCAATTTCCGGAGCTTTAGTTTCAGTTTGAGTTTGATTCTCAACTTTCTCTTCAGACTCATTTTTCTTTTCCCACCAAGGAGTTTCGTCTTGCTCCTTATTATTTGTTTGCGTTACTGAATCAGTAATCTGATCATTAACAGCATTTGTTTTTTCAGAAGTTTCAACAGAAGTTTCTTCTGTCTTATCCTCTGGAGTATTTGTATTTTGAACACTTGTAGGAGTTTGATTTCTCAACTCATCTGCAATCTGTTCAAACAATTGTTCGTTACTCATATGTATACAAAATTATATTATTATTTCTAAAAATCAAAATTTTATATTTGTTGACCTAATTGCTGCTGCTGTTGTTGTTGCTGTTGCTGTTGTTGCTGTTCTAATTGACGATCTTGACGGAAATTAGCATTCTCTTCACGCATTGCTGCTTGTTCTGCTTGAGCTGCCATTTGTTGTTGCTGTTGCATCATTGCCATCATTTGTTGTTGCTGTCTAACTTTTTCAGCCTCACGCATCTTTCTTCCGATGCTGTATTGCAACTCGTTCAAAGCCTCAGTATATGTTTTAGATTGCTCTACTTTAATATAATCAATAAAGTCAATCATTTGATTTTGCATTGCTGCTTGGGCTTGCATTAACAAACGTTCACGAGCTTGCTCATCAATAAAGTCTTTAATCTTAATGTATACTCCTAGTTCTTCAAAACCAAAGTCTTTTGTTAATTTGACATAGTTCATTCCGTGAGTCCCAACCACACCCATAGTTGTCTCTTCATCAGAATCGATAAGACTTAACTTAAACTGATTAAGAGCGTGTGCTAATTGTTTCTCAATGAAACGAATAAATCCTTGATACAAATAAGCAGTTCCCAAGTTGGATTGTGCAATAGTACCAGCTTGTGTTTTAGCACCTACGTAACCACCTTGTTGACCAAGAGCAATCTTTGGAATATTTACAATCTCTTCCATCAAACGCTCTTCTTCTCTTCTTAGTGCAACAAGTTGCTGCACATTTGCATCGAGTGTCATATCAACTACTTCAACCAAACGAGCATCTTGTCCGGCAACAAAATCTTCTCCGGTAGCAGAGCCATCTGTGATGTGGATACCCATTCTTTCAAAATCGCTGATAACATCTTGTGCTGTTGAACTACCGAGTTTTTGTCGGTTAATCAAGAATACTTTTCCTTTTGCACGAGTCATCATCTTAGTAATTTCGTTTGTAATGAAATCAATACGATCTTGATGCTGATGCAAACGAGAAACAACGGAGCGATTTTCACCCAATACCATGTTAGGCATAAATACCTTAATTGGCATTTCTACATCTCCAGGATTATCGAGTTTACGAACTATGTTGTTTTCTTCTCCGTAATCTACTACATAACGATTACCGATTAGAATTGCTTTATTGATAGTCTTTGTCCAAAAAGAACCTTTTTTATTCTTACGCATTTTAGCGTAATGCACATTACCAAATTTATCTTGATTCTTTTCATACTTCAAATCTTTCATACCTACCCAATAGCCAGTTACTACTGCAATCATTGGAACAGAATTGTAAGTGAAAGCCCAAGTAGTTGCATATGGGTGAGTAGTCAAGTCTAACAACTGATACAAGTTGTTACTATTAATTTTTTTGATTTCCTCGATTTCTTCAGTAGTCAAGAAATCTTTATATCGTTCGATGATGTCAGTAGTTGGCATATAGTCAACAACACCAACGAATCGGGACTCAGATAAGAAATCGTCATCTTTACTCCTATCAACAATTAAGTTATGAGGAAGAATAACATCAAAATATTGCTTTCCGTTTTCTATACGATTGTGAATACCAACATAACCTCCAAGTAAGGTATAAAGAAACGCTTGTTTGTATTTATCTTGAAAACTATTTCTATTTAAAATGTCTTCTACAATTCGAGTAGCAATTATATCTCCTTGTTCTTTGTAATCGTATTCCATAAAACGATACAAGTCCTCTGGAGTTTCAATTTGTTGAGGTACATCAGAAAGAGGTTCAAATTGCATTCCTGTCAATTCAGCAACCTCTTCAAAAAATTCTCTGAATTGTAAACGAACTAATGCAAGTTCCAAAAGTTGTTGTTTTCTTTCAACTGCTGGTTTTGAAATAATTTTTGTAGTAGGCTCAAGATTCTCCAGTATGTTAATAGCATTACCAACCATGTAATCAATCAACGATGTGATTTTTTGACCATTAATCCATACACTAGGTAAATCACAATTGTTTTGATCTTGAGTAGTGTAGTAATAATCTTTGTTGTATTGTCTCCCTAGATAGTAACTAAACATTCTTACTATTTCGTCAACTGGATTTTCTATATCCTCCACTCTTTTGATTCTATTGGTCCTGTCATTTCGTTTATTGAAATGGGACATAATGAATTGGACGTTTTCTTTGAACCAATCCTTATTTTTCTCCTCATTGGATAAAAATTGATTAGGTTGGTTTCTAATTGTATATGCCATTGATTACAAATTTATGCAAAAAGAATAAAAAAAAGAAATGCCCTTTTTTTAAAGAGCATAGTTAGGGCATTTAGATAATTACTCTTAGTACCAGATACTCCGAGAACTACTGATGCATCTGCTTACGGAACCAGAAATAAACCATACCCCCCTTTCCCCCCTTTCCAAAAAAGCCATTTTGACTTTTAAGAAAATTGGTTAAGGTCGGGCTGGTTGATTCCGCAAGTCTCACCTGCTTTACTCACCAGACGGTTTCTAACATACCCCCATTACAAAGTCCACCGTATTGCAAATATAATATCAAAAAAAATTATTCTGCAAGTAAATAATGCGAAGGAATCAAAGTTTTTATGTGAAACTCAATAAACTCAGCACCTTTCTCGACTAAATTTTTTTCTACAATGAGTCTGTAAATGTACTTATCGTTGAACTTGTATTTCTTTTGAAGTACGTCAACGAATGGTTTTACAACATTGTCTATGTCTGATTGCATATTGCTGAGACCCACAATTAAAGTGAGTTCTATTGGTTTCTTATCCCAATTGATTTCTGTTGGAGGAAGAGTGTACAATAATTCTAATTCGTAAGCTTGATATTTTTTACTTTTGAATCTTTTACCTTGCCAAGCTTCATTTACAGATAAAGGTTTAATATTAACCTTATTGGAAAAGAGAACGATATTCTTTCCAGATTTGTTCGCCATAGAGTTCTATATCATCAAATAATAACAAATTGACTGGTACTCCATAGTACTCAGACACAAGAATCGCATCTTTTATAGAAAAGTATTCTGAATTGCTTTTTATAAAAGCATCGTAAGAATTAGATGGAGTTACACCCATAAATTCTTTTATGTTTCCGGAACTTGGAAAAGACTTGAACTTTATAGAAAGGAAAACAATATTTTTCATAAATCTTTGTGAGATAGTCTGAAATGTTTTTTCAGACTTCTCTTGAAAATATTCTCCTCGAACTTTTCTTATTTGTTCAAGTTCTACAACCTTGTGTAAACCTTTTTTCTTAATCTCGATTATTTTTTTATCGAGTTGATCTAAAGTCATTCGGTTTTAATTTTCAATTCAAATTCTTCTAGGTATCTTTTGTTTTCCTCAATACATTTAACAACCTCTTTCATAACAATAATTAGTTTTTGTTGATCTACTAAACTTTTGCCATTTAAGATATTGTAAACATCGTGTTTTTCAACTCCTAGTTTTTCTGTACGCTCAACAATACGAGCCATATCCCCTCTCTTGAGTTGGCTTTTCATCTCAAGAACTTTTGCTTTTAATTGATTATTCATAATTCGATACAATTTTACAAAAAATTCTTGAAATTACAAAATATTCTATTATCTTCGCAGTACTCAATAGAAAAATTATGGGATTAAACAAAGGATTAGGTACTCGTGAGTATCTTACAATTAGAGAAGGCAAAATTGCCAAGTATTTAGGTGACAAGAAGTATGAACTTTACGACTCAGTAGAAGGTTACATCGTAGGAATGAGTACTCGTGACACTCAGTATGGACCAGTGTTATGTATTGATTTGAAAGACGATGTAGTTTACCAACTACAAATTAGAATTAAAGGAGAAGATCAGCCTGGTCAGTTGGCCAAGCAAACATCTTACTTTATTGCGTTTGCACATTGTTCTCCAAACATCGATCCATCAAAGAAAGTGGAATTCGTTCCGTCTTTGAAAGAAATTGATGGTAAGAAGCGTTCTGCTTTATTTATCAATCAAGGTGGTGAAACTTTGAAGTGGGCTTTCAAAAAAGGTGAAGGTATGCCTGACCCCGAAGAAGTATTTAACAAAAAGGGTGAACTAGTTTCAATTGATTGGAGCGAAGTTGAAGCATTCCGTATGGATAAAGTAAACGAGTTTCACGCTAAAATTAAAGAAGTTGCTCACGTTAACAATTTGATTGCTGAACCAGACGTGCTTGAAGAAAAACAAGCAGAAGTTGAGCAAGAAGATGATGATTTACCATTCTAATGTCAAGAGGAGTAAGTAATTCAAATTTGGCTGCAAAAATCGGTAAGAAAGTTGAACCTGTCCATATGAAACACTATGGGCAGGAACAACTGTCTATTATCAGACAGTCAAGCCTCAAAGCTGCGGTGCAGTTTGTAGAGTCAATTATGCCACGTTTAGATGGTAATTTCACAGTAGAAGAGTTTAAGAATTTCACATTAGAAACCGCTGAAACTTTTGAAAAGTGGGTAACAAGAGATGAAACTAGAGATAATTCAAATCAGTAAAGATAAGCAATACCAAGAGTGGTTAAACTTTAGAGATAACGGTTTAGGTGCTTCTGAGATTGGAACACTTATGGGTGTGAACTCTTGGAAATCTCCAGCCGAGTTATATTACCAAAAGATTGGTATCATCCCACAGAAGCAAATTGAGAATATGCCTATGTTTATGGGTACTATTCTTGAGCAGACGGTGGCCGATATCTTTGAGTTTTGGGAGACTGATGAGCCCACAATGATTAAAAACTTTCGTGAGGATAAAAAAGTTCGTCATTTGTATGAGCCTAGTGGTTACATTGTCAACCCAAGTTTTCCTCACTTGTTCTTTTCTCCAGACCGATTGATTATCAGTAAGGACATTCGTGTTCGTAATAACACAATCAATCTAGAGAACGTAGATGCAATCGCTGAGATTAAGACCATTAGTGGTTGGAGTAGTAAGCAATGGGATGGTGGTATTCCTCCGTCTTATTACTTGCAGCTTCAAACCTATATGATGGGTCTCGGAGTTGAAAAGGGTTACCTGGTTGTCCTAGAGGACGGAAGAAACTTCAAGGTACACGAGTACGATGTAGATGAGGAGATTATCAGTTCTATTATTAACATCACCGAGGACTTTTGGGAAAGAGTTAAGTTAGGTCGTGAGGCCGTTGCCAATGGTACAGACTACGATCAGTTTGCTCCACCACCGGATGGAACAGAAGCATACTCTGAATACTTGAACGAAAGATTCGCTAATCCCGAAGATAAGACTATCGCAAGTAGTCCAGAGATTGATCATCACATCACTCGTTATTTAGAACTCAACTCTGAAATTTCAGCAATGGAAGAAGGTAAGAGAGAGCACGCCAATATGATTAAAACTCATATGGGTAATTACTCGATGATAAATAGCGATGTGGCTAAGGTAACTTGGAGACCCAATAAGAACGGTTCGAGAGTTTTCAGAATAAGTTAATGAAAGGAGATATCCAATGGTACAAAGATATGTGGTCAACAAGGCAGAATCACCAATGCGAGGAGTGTGGGTTACGACTACTACACTTCAGTCCGATGTTCATATCGCATATTATTACCAAAGGGAGTTATCCGAGTTTGAGGAGACATCCCGAAAATTGGATGCTATACTGTATGCAATGTCATCAGAAATGGGAATTTGGGAAGAGGAAGGAGATGAAGACATATTTGAGAGCAATGGAGATTGCTGAAAAATTAAAAAGAGAGTATTATGAATCACGGTAGTTTATTTAGTGGCATAGGAGGATTTGATCTCGCAGCGGAATGGATGGGTTGGACCAATAAGTTCCATTGCGATATCAATCCTTTTAG